GAGGTTTCCCCGGATAGCAAGATAGGAAATTTCGCCTTTTTCGAGGTGGACGACCCGGAGACGATTGACGCGGGGCCGTGGGCGAGGGAGATAACCGCCCCGTTCGCGCTGATTGTCTGGTTCGACCTGCGGAGGGTCTTCGGTGTTGAGGACAATCGCAACACGGAATTGCTAAAGGCGCAAATCTTGAGACTGTTGAGCGGCCGGGACGGCTGGGTCTTGAGAGGTGGCCGTGTGACCGTTAACCAGATTTACGAGAGAGCGGAAAACATCTATCGGGGTTACACTCTTTCGGAGGTCGATAATCAATATCTTATGCACCCGTTCGGGGGGTTCCGTTTCGAGGGCACGTTACAATTTTCGGAATTATGCTTGGAATAATGGAGTTCGTTTGCTGGGTGGTGGTCGTGGCCTTGGTCGCGGCCTTCGCGCTGGGGCTGGCCGTGAAGTGGGGCTGGCTCGAATGGTTGCAGGTTCACGCCCCGAATGAGTTTTTCTCGAAATTGCTGAATTGTAAATTTTGCTGCTCGTTCTGGGTCGGACTCATTATTTCGCTAACTTTGCTTGCGGTGACGGCGCATTGGTCTTTGTTGGCCGTGCCGTTTTGCTCGACAATCATAACGAGAGAACTATGGTAACAGTAACAATCGGGGGGCGTAAAGTCCGTATGTATGATTCTATCGACGAGCTGCCGATAGTCAGATTCCATCGATACCAGCGTTCGTTGTTGGTGGATGCCGGGGTAGGTTCCGACATGGCCGCTTTCGACCAGAGGATAGAACGGACGAGGCGGTTCCTTATGGCAGGGGACGCGGAGAAAGCGGGTCGGGAATTGGAGAATTTGCGGCAGTCCGTTTTCTTGATCCAGAACTCGGTCGATACGAAACTGTTGTCTTTCGCCGCCTTGGTGGCGGAAGTTGACGGGGTGGCGTGTGACGACCTGTCAGATGAGGGGTTGCGGAAGGTGTGCGGGATGCTGGCAGATGTCCCCGTCGGGGAAATGACCGCTCAACTGGAGGCGGTCAAAAAAAAAATAGACGATGAACTGCAATTATATTTCCCGAAGATATTCAACGACGCGAGCGTGAAAGAATATTACGACATCTTGAGGCAGCGGGCGTTGGCGGTCTTGAACGGGATTATCAGAGGCGAGGACAGGCCGGGGGAGACTGCGGAGGTGGACAAACTGACGACGGCGCTGATAACTTACTCGAAGCCGCAGATGTTTTCCGGCTCGGATGGTGTGGAGGTCACATTCGACAGGCAATTCGAGGACTTGTGCCTCGTTTTATCCGAGCAGGTTCACGTCAGCTCGAAAAATCTGACGGTTCTGGAATTTTACAACGCCTTTGATTTTGTGAGGGAGAGGGCGAGGCAGGCCGGGAAAGGCCAAAAACGGGCGGTATGACGGACTTTTGGTTTTTAGACAAGGAATTTATCATTTTGAAAATAAAACGCTGAATACGGCGGTTTTTGTAAAAAATAACTTGAAATGGACAATCCGAACCCGATTTATTACCGTGATCTGATTACGCCGGACAATTCGATAACGACCTTGATAGCGCAACTTGACGCCTTGATCTCCAAGTATAACTCGATGAAAAGTGATATACAAGGGGCGGCGGCGGAGACCGCGAAAAGCATGCAGACGCTTTCCGGGGCTACCGACGCGCAACGTCAGTCGATAGCGGCCTTGGCGACCGAGAGCGAGAAGCTGGCGGCGCATTATGAGAAGTATAACAAAGAGGAACGGGAGGCGTACCGTCAGAAGCAGTCGATTATACAAGCGACGAAAGAGCAGCAGAGAATAGACAAATTGCTGGTCGAGATCAATAACTCGGCAGAGGGGTCTTACAAGAGGCTTTCGGCGCAATACAGGCTGAACAAAATACGCCTTAACGAGATGACCGCCGAGCAGAGGCGAAGCACCGAGGCGGGGAAGAAACTTGAGACGGAGACGAGACTGATGTACGAGGAAATGTCCCGCTTGCAGAAGGCGACAGGCAAGTACACGCTTGAGGTCGGCCATTACGAGAACGCTTTGAGGGCTTTGCCGGGGCCGATTGGTCAAGTGGTCTCCGGGTTCTCGAATATGCGGGGGCAGTTGGGGGCGATAGCTGGTTCCGGGTTGCCGTTGGGGACGAAAGCCTTGCAGGGGTTCACGACAATTCTGACGGGTACTGTCGGAATGCTGATGTTATTCGTCCGGCATCTTACGGGATCGGCGAAGACCTTGAGGGAGTTCGAGCAGGCGAACGCCGATTTGTCCACAATCCTCGGAGTTAACCGGAAGGATATGCAGGGCTTGGTCGATTCGGCTTTGGCGCTGGGACGATCCACGGAATACACGGCGAGCCAAGTGACGCAGTTGCAGACGGAGCTGGCCAAACTCGGCTTCGGGCAGGGGTCGATTATGGCGATGCAGAAGTCCGTCTTACAGTTCGCCACGGCGGTCGGGGCTAATCTGGGAGAGGCCGCGAGTGTGGCCGGATCGACCTTGAGGGCGTTCAATCTGACGAGCGCCGACACGGAAGAGGTGCTTGCGACCTTGGCGGTGGCGACAAATAATTCCGCGTTGTCGTTCAGCAGGATTCAAGACAGTATCGGCACGGTGTTCCCGGTGGCCAACGCTTTCGGTCTGACGGTAAAGGACACGACCGCCTTGTTGGGTGCTTTGGCAAATGCCGGATTCGACGCTTCCAGCGCTGCCACGGCGACGAGAAATATAATACTTAATCTCTCGAACGCGGGGGGCAAGTTGGCGAAAAGATTGGGCGGCAGCGTACGGACGTTTGATGAGATTTTCGAGGCTTTGATCAAGTTGCGGGATTCCGGGATTGACTTGAGCGAGGCGCTCGAGCTGACTGACAAACGTAGCGTGGCCGCATTCTCCGCCTTCCTGTCCGGGGCTGAAACAACGAGGGAGTTGCGGGCAAGTCTTGAGGATGTCTCCGGGGAGTTGGAACGCATCGAGAAGGAGCGTTTGAACACAGTAGAGGGTTCGACGAAATTGCTTAAATCCGCTTGGGAGGGGTTGACGCTCGCATTCCAAGAATCGCAGGGGACAATCAAGGACACGATCGATTGGCTGACGAAGTTAATCGGGGAGGTGCAAAGGTTGTTATTCCCGACGCAGACAATTACGAGCGAGTGGGCGGACAAGTATCTTGCGGACTTCCAATATATCGCCAAAAACATATCTACGGAGGCCGCTAAATCGACTTTGGAAGGATCGGGGGATCAAGCGCTCCGTGAATATCTGAAAGCGAGGGAAGACCTTGATAACGCGTCGATATTTAATGTCGGGAAACGGGCGAAAGCGGAAGAAGACGCGGAGCGGAAGTATCAAGGATATTTGAAGGCTCGCCAGATTTTTCTCGACCAGATAGCCAACGAGGAACAGGAGCGGGAGAGGCAAAGACAGTCGCAACAGGCCGAGACCGAAAAGCAAAAGGAGAAAGCCGACAAAAAGGCTTTGGCGGCGGCGAAGAAAGCGGCGGAACAGGCGAAAAAGCAGAGGATAGCCGACCGGAGGGCGGTCGTTGAGTCGATAAACTTGGAGATTGCGGTGGCCACGGCGGGGACTGACGAGATGCTTCGCTTGCGTCTGGATAAGGTCGAGGCGGAGCGGCAGTTGGAATTGGAGCAGAATCGGCAGAAAACGGCGTCAGAACGGCAAGACGAGGCCGCTATCAATGCCAAGTATGACCGGGCGAGAATCGAGGCGCAGAAGGCGTTTAACGCCGAGGTGTCGAAACTGAATGTCCAGAGACTGCAAGCGGAGCAACAAGCGATACAGCTGCAAATCGCCATAACCGAGGAAGGGTCGGAAGAGATGCTTCGCTTGCGTCTTGAGAATATCGACAAACAAAGAGATATTGAGATCGAGCAGAACAGGCAAAAGGATGAGAAGGTAAGACAGGATGAGAAGGCGATTAACGCCAAATATGATGCCATGCGCCTAAAGGAGAGCGCCGATTTTAATAACAAGTTGGCGCAGCGGGACATGGAGGCGGCGAGGGATTTGGCGCAAGCCGAGTTCGATTTGCTGGACAAGAATGAGCGGCAAAAGACTTTGTTCCGGCTGCGGCAGGAGCGGAAGCGTCTGGAGGATATTTTAAAATTGAACGAGACGGCCACAAAGAAAATGACCGAGGACGAGATCAAGGCGATAAAAAAGACGATCGAGGGCATCGACAAAGAGGCTTCAAGGCTCGGATATAAGAATATTTTCGAGATTATGGGTTTGTCGGTAAATTCAGATCAGCAAGACGCCTTGCGTACGGCTTTTGATTCGGTGAAAGATTCCCTGTCGGAGATAGCGGACGCTTGGACGTCGGCGGCTGACGCTGCCGTGGCCGCCGCCGATAAGCAGGTGGAAGCGGCGCAGAAAGTATTAGATGCGGAGATTGAGGCGAGGAATCAAGGTTACGCTAATGAGGTGGAGACGGCGCAGAAAGAATTGGCGCTGGCGCAGAAGAACCGGGAAGCCGCTTTGAAGGAGCAAGAGCGGGCGCAGAGGGCGCAAGCCTTGATGGACACGGCGACGCAAACGTCAAGTCTCGTGACCGCTTCGGCGAATATCTGGAAGGCTTTTTCCGGCATCCCTGTTGTCGGCCCGGCTTTGGCCGCGGCGGCATTGGTCACGATGTGGGGATCATTTGCCGCGTCGAAAATAAAGGCTTCACAGGTGTCAAGGAGCGAGCAATACGGTGAGGGTACGGTCGAGCTGCTTGAGGGTGGAAGCCATGCCAGCGGACATGATATTGACCTCGGGACGAAAAAGGATGGGACGAGAAGGAGAGCCGAGGGCGGGGAGTATTTCGCCATCATAAACAAACGCAACTCAAGGCGTTTCCGGGACGTAATCCCGGATGTTATAAACTCATTCAACGACGGGACTTTCGCCGAGCGTTACAGGAAGGCGAACGCGTCGCTGGCAGGGGCCGCGGTTGGAATG